ATCTCGTTCAGCGTCTTCGCGGTCGGCGACAGCGACTGCTCGTTCAGCCCCTTGATTCGCCCCTCAAGCGCGTCGATCGCGATGGCGAACGCGCGCGTCTTCTCGCCTTGTTCCGACAGAAGCCGAATCTGGGTGCGCTGGCTCGGCGCCAGGAACCCGCCCAGCGCGCGGTCGAGCTTGATAATCGCGTCGTACCCGCCGGTCGCGGCGTCGGCCAGCTGCTTGGCGGCGTCGGTCGCACTCCCGCCGGTCGCCGCGGCAAGGTCGGGGCTCAGCGACGCCAAGCGGTCGATCTGGCCGGTGCCGAGACCAGGGGTACGGACCAGCGCCGACACCGCGCCGCGCGCCTCGTCACGCGCCACGCCGACGTCGCGCAGCCTGTCGACCAGCTTCCCGAGGTCGTCGGCCGTGGTCTGCCCCGCGCGGCCCATCGCAGCCAGTGCGACGGTAAACGTGCGGCTCTGCCGGTCAAGATCGACGGCACGCGCCAGGACGATGCCGATCGGCACCGCGATAGCGGCGAACCCGGCAGCGGCGGCCAACGCCGTGGGGCCAATGGCCCGCAACGTGTTGCCGAGCCCGCCGAAGATCTGCGTGATCTGCGGGCCTTGCTGCAGCGCCACAGTGAGCGGCGACGCGCCGGTCGTAATGCTGGTGAAAATGTCGTTGAGCTGCGGCTGCAGCTGGGCGAACTGCTGGCTCGTGACGCGGGCCTGACGGCTTTGCACCTCAAGCGCGGCGCCAAACTGGCGCGCGTTGTTGTTCGCGACCGTGTAGCGCCGCCCGATCCCTTCAATGACGGACGAGAACTCGGCCTGATTGAGCGCGCCGCGGCTCAGCAGGTCAGTGGCCTTCGCCTGTTCCTGCGCAGCGGCATAGCCGTCCTGATAGGTCCGCTTGAGCCGTTCCGCGCTGCGCGCCGCCTTCGCCGCTTCCGCGTCCAGGCCGCCCACGCCGCGCGTGACCTGCTGCACACCGGCCGCCGCGGTCTGTGCCGCGTCGCCGATCCCCTTCAACGCGTTCTGACCGACCTGCCCGGCCTCGAGCAGATCGGCCTTGAACCGGCCGCCCTCGACCTGCAGGCGGACGGCGATGTTACGGTTTGCCATCGCCTTCCTCCCTCGCAAGTTTCGCGTAGCCGAGCAGCATTCCGGCTTCGCCGGCCGTCATCAGTTCAGCGACGCCGGTCCGCTCGTAGCCAAGCGCATCGGCCATCGCGAACACGGCGTTGAAGTCGAGACCCACCGGGCCGCCCATGCCGGCCCTAATCTGACCAGAGCAGCGTTCCAGCAGGTCCCACGTCTCGAAGCCTTCCGCGGTTTGCGGCAGGTTTAGTTCGTAGGGGCACTCTCGGCAGGGCTTGGGGCACTCGGGGCAGTACTGTTGCCCGCCGCCGAAATGCCATTCGGCGCGGCCCCTGATCCGTTTTTTTCCGCGACCAGCGTTTCGACCGGGCGCTGGTATTGCGCTTCGAACGACGCGGCGGCCTGCCACACGTCCATGAGCGCGTCGATCGCGTCGGGCGTCACCGGCAGGGCCACGCCGTCGGCATCGACCACGCCTTCCCACTCGATGATCGCGAAGCGCGCCAGCGCTTTGACGAACGACAAGCCGCGCAGGCCTTGCGCCTGATCGGCTGGCAGTTCGTCGACCACGACGGTCTGCATCGCGGACTGACCGGCGAAGAACGCGGCCGAGGTGAACGGCCGCACCTTCACGCGAACCCCGTCCAGCAAGGTCAGCCAGACGGGTGCGTTGCTGAGCCCTAGCCGGATCACGGATAGCTCGCGATGTCGTTCTTGAGCACGACGGTGAGCATCTTGTTGAGCACCGGGTCCTTGGCGCCTTGATATTCGAACGCCGCCTGGATGCCCTGCGGCCCTTCGATCGACAGGGCGGGACGCGACAGCAAGGTCTCGTGGCTGGTGAACAGCACCGAGAACTCGTTGTTGAGCACGTAGCCGACCTCGAGTTCGAACGACGTGCCGGCCGTGGCGAGGTCGAACAGCGTCGAGTCCGCGACCCGCGTCGTCAACGTGCCGCGAACCGAGCCGCGCGACACCGCCGCCTCGTCGATCAGGCCGTCGGCGCGGATCGTCTCGACCCGGTCGATCCCGTTCGAATAGGCGAAGTCCGCGCTGACCACGCGGCCCAACGCCGTGCCGTCGCGCTTGATCGACCCTTGGAACGAGCCGAACCGGCGCGCCACGTAGTTGGTGAGCGACGCCGTCTGGTTGTCGGTCGCGTCCGTGCGCTCGCCCTGCGCCACGAGGCTGAGCGTCGCCGTGGTGACGCCGTCGCGCTGGAACGGCAGCGAGAACCGATCGATGCGCGTCCCGAAGTGGGTGCGACGCAGCGGAATGTCGCTGTTGATCGCCTGGATCGACAGGCCCGGGATCGTGGCGCCGCCCGACACGAACGTGTGGGTGCGGCCCAGAACTGCGGTCGCCGTGGCACCCGTGCCGCCGCCGCCCGTGAACCCGATGGTCGGCGCCGTCGTGTAGCCGGTGCCCGCGTTCGTGACGTTGATCCCGACCACGTTGCCGCCCGACACGACGGCCGTTGCCGCCGCACCCGTGCCGCCGCCGCCCGTGAACGTGACGGTCGGGGCCGACGTGAAGCCGGTGCCGCCCGCCGTGACGTTGATCCCCGCGATCGTCGTGCCGACCGTCGTCGTCGGGTTGCCGAGCATGCCCTTGAGCCAGAACCCGATCTGGCGCGCGTCGCACGGCACCGCGATGTCGCCGTCGGCCGTCACCGCGCCGAGCACGGCGGGATCGGGGTCGCGCCCGCCGCCCAACAGGTCGGAGTCGAGCAGGTTCTGGCGCGCCGACAGGGCGTGCCGCGAAAAGGCGAGTGTGTGATAGCCGGTCGTCGGGACCGTGCCATAGGTGCTCTCGAACGCAGCAATCATGCGTGCGTTCGCGCCAAAGCCTAGCGCCATGGGTCTTCTCCTTCAGATCAAGTTGTCGCCGGATGGCCCCGGCGCGGGGCTTAGGACAGCGGCGTCGCCGTCTCGTAGGTCAGACGAACCACGACGGTCGCGGCTTTGAGATCGGCGCCGCCCTCGGGGTCCGCTTTGTCGAACTCCGGGCCGCCCGCCTGCATGTAATCGACGAGGCCGCCCAGGGTCGGAACGGCGTCGAGCGCGGCCTGCAGCGCCGCGAGCATGTCGTCGAGATGGCCGTCGCGATCGCCGGACTGCGTGAACAGTTCGACCACGACGCCGTGGGTCCACGTGTAGGACAGCGGCGACAGCAACACCTCGGGCTCGCCGACGTCGCCGTCGCGCACCACGATCAAGCCCTCGGGCGGAATCTTCGTGGGTCGGTCCCGGTTGCGCTCGACCCGCACCAACGGGATCGACTGGCACGCCGCGACGACGGCTTCGACCACCTGTTCGCGCTTACTGGCCACGGCTGAGCGTCTCCATCTTGCGCACCACGAGGTCGGGGAGCCGGGCGGCCCACGCGTCGGTCGGGGCCTTCCAATCCAGCCGTTTCCCGAGCCGCACCTGTCGGACCAGGATGAACATCACGACGAACTCGCGTTCGCGCCCCGCCTTCAATCGGCGCGGGCTGGCCTGTTGAAACCCACGGCCGTTCTTGGCGCGCACCACGGGCTGCACCAACAGCATCACGCCGGGCCGGTTGGTCGGGACCAATTCAAGGTCGGCGCCGAGCCCACCGAATTTCGGCGCCGATTCCAGATCGGCCGGGGTCGCACGTCGGCCCCGCGCCCGGCGCGGCACGTTGTTGGTCGGGATCGCGAGCCAGCGCCCGCCGTTCCGACGAATCAGCACGCCCTCTTCGAACGCCGCCACGATGTCGGCGGCCCCGCCCCGCCCGCCCTTGCCGGGCCGCGCGTATACGAAGGCCGCAGCGCTGAGCGACGTGCCCTTGTCCGGATAGAGGTTGAACCGCACCGCGTTCGCCAAGCGTCGGCCCAGCCCGGCGCCCGCGATCTGCGCGCGAAGCTCGCGCTGCAGGCCCAGACCGGCCTCGCCCACCGCAGCGGTCACCGCGGCTTCGCTCGCCTTGACCTCGGCGGCCATGATCGCGTTCAGATCGCCCACGATCTTGGCGTCAAGCATTAGAGCGGCACCACATCGACGCGCCAGATCAGCCCGTCGCCCTGCGACACCGGCGCGGCCTGCACCCGATAGAGCGTGGCGCCGATCTCGAACGTGTCGCCCTCGGCGACGACCGGCAGATCGGCGGCCACGACCTCGAGCGCGAACCCGTCGTTGACGATCCGCGTCCCGTTCACGTTGAACACGGCCTCGGGCTCGACCCGAACCGCGCGGACCACGACCGGCGCACCGGTCCCGGCCTGCCGATACGTCGCGGCCAGCCCGACGTTCGGGTCGCGGAACATCGCCGCGACCCCGATGTCGAAGGCGTTGGGCATCGCTATTTGCCGAGCTTGTTGCGCGCCGCGTCGCGGCCGACCGCAAACAGTTCGTCGATAGCGTGCGGCCCGAGATACGCCACGCAGGCGACAAAGCCGACGCGCGTCGTATCGGAAAGGCCGAGCCAAGTGGCGAGGGAGTCGGCGATCAGGCCCATGCCGATCGCAATCGGAATCTCCCACAAAAGATGCGCAGACCAGAACCGTCGGGTCTGCAATTGAACCTGTCGGATATGCCGCATAAGGCGCCCCACGAGAGAAGCGAGGACCGTGATGAGGAAACCCTTCGTCGCGCCGGTGGCGTCGGACAACCAAGACAGAAAATCCATGTGTTTCGCCCCAGACGAGCAAATGGCTCAGCGAAAACGGGGCGGCCCGTTAGGACCGCCCCGTCGTTAGCACCCTGTTGGTCAGAGCTTACGTGCGCGTGCCCTTGACCAGCGCTTCGGGACGCGTGCAAAGCACGAGCGGGTTGGCCTGGGTCTCCAGGTTGATCCCCTTGCCGTTCGGCATCGTGTACTGGCGCGCGTAGCGCGGCAGACCGATGGTGTTGACCGTCTCCACGAGGTCGGCCGGCGCGTTCCACTGACGGAACAGGCCGGGCACGCCCTTCGGGAAGAACTGGGCTTCGCCGTCGGCGATACCGACGCCCTGGCCGCCGACTTCGGCCGAGGTCACGCCACGGTACTCTTCGAAGTCGATCCCACCGAACCGCAGCGTCGCGAACGCACCGTTCTCGCGCAGCGTCGCTGCAGACGGCGTGTTCAGGTAGGTCTCGCGGACCTCCTTGTGCGCCTGCAGGTCGTCCATAAAGTCCTTGCCGACTAGGGCATGGATGCCGGTGAACGGAACGCCGCCGAGCTTGCTGGCGATCGTGCGAACGATGCTTGCACAGGTCTTTTTCAGCACGCCGCTCGCCGGGTTCGACGCATCAAGGTTGAAGTCGACCGTAGCGTTGGCCGAAATCCCGAACTCGCTGAACAGGTCGAACAGCGTCGAACCGTCGGAGTCGAGGACGATGCCGCGGATCGCGCCGAGCTTCATGTTCTCGAGCGTGAGATCGTGCTTCATCACCATTTCGGCGAGCTTCTGGTTGACGACTTCCTGGACGCCGACCGTGCGGTCTTGCGACCCCAAGGCGCGGACGTTCTGGACCTCGTCGGCCATCACGGAATCGTCGAGCTGCAGGTGCGGCACCTTGAACGAGCGCGTCTTGCTCTTCGGCGTCGTGTTCTGCATCCCGGGCGCGCCGCGAGCGCTGGTCTTGATCAGCGACAGCACGCCGTTCTTCTCGTCGAGCGCGACGGTCGTGGTCGAGACGCCGGTTTCGACGAACAGGTTGAGACGCCCGACCTGACCAGGCAGGTAGGGCATCTTGTTGACCACGTCGGTCAGGGAGACGACCGAGAACGCGTCGTTGTTGAAAATGTCGAGCATAGCGCGCGACTCCTTTCTTCTGGGTTTGAGTCCGCGCTTAGCGGACGATCAGGCTGCGGGTCGCCAGCGTGGCGATTGCAGCGGCGCGCTGCGGGTCGGTGATGCCGACGGGCCACGTGAGTTCGGCGCCGTTCACCTCGGCGTCGCGCACGATGGCGGCCGCCATCTGCGTCGTGGTCTGGATCGGGGCCACGTCGTAGAGGATGCCGGCCGGCACGTCGGCGCCGTTGGTCGCGGTGAGGTCCAGCGCTTGGAACTGGCCGGTGCCAGCGGCAACCGTCACGTTGAACGAGTCGCCCGACACGAAGTCGGTCGCACCGTCCGCGATGGTGAACCCGATCTGGTTCGAGAACGCCACGCCGACCGTCGCGCGGCCGATGGTGACGCCCTGCGGATCTTCGACCGTGAACACGCCGCCGTTGGCCGCCGGTTCGACGCAGATCACGCGATAGACGCCGGGCTGCACGCCCACGCCGTTCGTGACCGTGCCGAACGCGCCGTTGCCCGTGTTGCCCGCAGCCGCCGCCGCCGTAGCGGTGCCAGCGGTGCGACGGCCAAGGACCTGACCGGCAACAAGTGCGGCCGAGAGGTTCGCCGCGATGACGATGCCGTCGCGGCTACGCGAGCCGTTGGCTTCCGAGACGATGAATTCCGCCGCGTGGCGGCTTTCGTTGAGAGTGGGCATCTAGCCCTCCTTTTTGTTGATGGCGGGCTGACCGAAGCTCCGGCGTCGCGAGTAAATCTCGCTCGGCAGGATTGCCCCGGCCGGTTGCCCGCCGTTACCCGGCGCCGGGGAATTCGTTGTCGTGGTGGGAACGCGGTTGTCGATCTCGCTCGACGACGCTGCGGCTTGCGCGTTGGTCAGACGGGCGCGAACCACATCGACCGTCGCGCCCGACGCGATCAGGTCGCGCGCCATGTGCGGCAGCTTGGCGACGGCGCACAGATCCATGATCTCGAGCGCGCGTTCCGTGTCGTCGCGATCCGCCGTCGGTTTTGCGACCGGCGGCAGCAGGGCGTTAGGCGCGTGGCGGAACGCCGACAGATCGAAGTGCGCGGCGGCCTTGACTGGCTCCCGCACCTCGTCGGCGAAGCCCAGTGCGACGGCTTCCTGAGCCGTCATCCAGGTCTCTTCGCGCATCATCTCGCGCACGCGGTCGGGCTTGGCCCCGCTCTTGGCCGCGTAGCTCGTCACGATGGCGTCGGCCATCTTGTCGAGCGAGTCCGCGACCTTCCGCATGTCGTCGGCCGCGCCCATGGCGATAGTCCAAGGATCGTGAATCATGATCATGGCGTTCGACGGCATGACGATCTTGTCGCCCGCCATAGCGATGACCGACGCGATCGAGGCCGCGATGCCGTCGATCCGCACCGTGATCTCGGCCTCGTGGTTGCGCAGCGCGTTGTGGATCGCGATCCCGTCGAACACGTCGCCGCCCGGCGAGTTGATCGCGACCGTGATGCTCTGGACCGAGCCCAACGCGCGCAGGTCGTTCAGGAACTGGCGCGCCGTGACGCCCCAAAACCCGATCTCGTCGTAGATCTCGATCACGGCTTCGCCCTGGGCCAGCGCCCGCACCGCGTAACGCGGGGCGCCGGTCGAGGCCCGCGCCCGTTCGCGCGCGCCACGGCGGGCCGCGGTCGGCGGGTCGAACGTCACGACGTTGGTCTCGGCCTGAGCCACAACGGCGGCGGGCAGCAGCGATTCCGTGCCAGCCTCGCCGACGAGCAGCGCGACAGGTGCGTCGGTCACGACGTCGCCAGACGCTTCGCCATCGGTCGCGCCCGGCGCGGGATCGGCTGGCGCGGCGGTATCGGCGGCCTCGGCCTCGGCATTGCCGGTCGCCTCGGTCGTCTCGGCCTCGCCCTCGGGGCGCGCCTGTTCGTCGGCGCCGCTGGCTGCGGCCCGCTTGGTCTTCGTCGGCATGATCGTGCCTCCTAGGGATTCGCCGGCGCGTCGCCGGTCGTCGTGGTCTGCTGGGCCTGCCCGCCCATCGACGTCTTGCGAGGGTCGGTGTCGTAGACGAGGCCCAGCCCATCGGCCCGCGCGTTGTCGCCCGCAACCTCGCGGTCGATCTCCTGCGCGTCGTAGCCGTACATGCTCACCGCCTCGGACCGCGACATGAGGCCCGCGCGGATCGCCAGAATGACGGCCTTGAACTCTTTCTCGGGATCGACCCACGACCAGCCTTGCGGGACCCACTTCACGCGCGCGTATTCGGCGCGGCGCGCGAGATAGTCCTGGGCCCGGATCGGCAACGCGCCCGACAGGACGGCGCGGTCCAACCACGCGTTCCAGATCGGGCGGCAAAACTGGAACACCAGAACTTGGTGCTGAACCTGCTCGGCCATGCGGCGGAATTCGAGAAGCCCGGCGCGAATCGAACTGTAGTTCACGTTCGTGAGGTCGCCGGTCATTTGCTCGTAGGTGATGCCGATCCCCGCCGCGATCGCGCGCAGCTGCTGGGTGAGCATCGCCTGATAGGTCGCGCCGAAGTCGGGCGGCGTCGAGAACTCGATGTCCTCGCCCGGCTGCAACACGTGCAACGTGCCCGGCTCGAGCGTGATCATCGGCGCGTCGCTCGCCGGGTCGATCTCGGTGTCGAGCGGCACGTTG